TTCTCCTCTTGTATTGTTTTTATAATAGGTGCAAATAGATTTTCTATTTTTTTAGAATTTTCTTCAGAGGTTTCTTCCGAATTTTCTTGAGATTCATTGTTTTTCTTGATTTCGCTTATTACAGCCTTGATCCCAGAATTGGAATTTGAAACGGATTCCTCTATTCCTTTTGATGCTTCTTTTAAAGTTTTAGAAGTTTCGATTGAAACCTCTGCAGCTTCCTTTATTTCTTTTGAAGCTTCTTTTATATTTTTAGAAGCTTCCTTGGAAGTTTCTGAGGATTGTTTTATGTTTTCAGAAGCTTTGTTTAAATTATTTTCTGGATCTAGAGCCAAAGGAAAATCCTCCCCGAAAAATCAAAACATCAAACTTATTTATATTTTTGATCTTTGTTTTTCAACCCTTTGAGTTTCCTCATCGATCCATTGTTTCAGTAGAATCAAGTATACATCCCTCTCCCAAGGGACCATTTCCTCTATAGCTTCCAAGGAGAACTTGTGGTTGTGCATTAAACTGAAGTTCAACTTGAAATAATTCTCCAAATCCATATAGAGGAAACTAATCAGAAAAAATCAGCGATTCCCGAAAGTTTCTTCTTGGAAATCAGACCACAAGGACACTCAACCTCCAAATTATAAGTCAACTTCGGTATACCTTCAAAAAAAGAATTTATTTTCAATATTTGATCTTGAGTGAGGGATTCTATAAACTCATTCATGTCTTGATCGGTAAAGTCCTTCTTATCATAGACCTGATTCGAATCAAAAACTGAAACTATGCACTTTTTTATGATCTCCAAAGCGGAGAACATGTTACTTTTTTTATCCGAGTTTTCCTCTTCCAAGAGGATTTTGAATGGGGGATATGTCAGTTCTACCCCTATTTCATTTGTAAGCATAATCTTACTTTCTTTTTTCTCATTGTTTTCTATGACGATGTTTCTGAGATCCAGTTTTGTATTGACCTCTGGGGATCCTTCGCACTCATCACACTTGAAGGTGAATTCACTGTATTCACTTACCGATTTCATTCTGATATGCAAAAACAACAATTCCACATCAAAAATAGGCCACTCTTCAATTTTCTTAACGGGAGAATTTTCCTCCTGCAAGATGCAAGCATTCAAAACATTCCTTATAGCATTTGAAACATTTTTCTGATTCTTGCTTTCGTTCGCTAAAAGAAGAATTTTTTCCTCTTTCACGGTAAAAGGCCTAAATTGAATCGTTTTTCCAGAAACAAGTTTCAGTGGATAATATGCAGCACCCAATTTTGGTAAAGACATGTAAAAATCTCCTTGTATTACATCTTACAGTACATCTTTCTTCAACGGAGAAAACTCCACATCAGATATAGATTGGAAGTATTTATAACTCATTTCAACAGAAAACTCCATCATATCGGTGTTTGCAGTGCTTAGTTGAACTGCACTGATACTAATCGGATAACACTCAAAAAACTTGACATAATATAATTGCTGACCAGAACCAATTCCCCTATTCGATTGTGATCTAGAAAATTCATCCAGACTACTGAAAGAATTACTGAACAAAGAAGGAGAAGATGGATCGTTGTTGAAAGACCCTCCTCCAAGGGGAGATCCGTTAAAAACAGATTGCATGTCCGAAAGAGAGCGAAAATCCACTTGTCCTTCAAAAACAAAATTTCCAGAGAAAGACTTTGGCAAAGAAAAAACAGTTATGGTATTGTACTTAGCATATTCATCATAATAGTTTGGTGTATAGGTTTTTGGGTCTACCACAAAATCAATCCATTTTTCAAAGAATCTTCTTTCCCAAAGATCGGTGCTACAATAGAAACTGATTGGTAGAATTTGAGTTTCTTCTCTTTTATGAGCTATCTTGGACACGACACTGGGTTTCCCTACAAAATCCTGTGTCGAAACCCCCAATTTTGGGAGCTCGACTCCCTTGCACATGAAGGAAATTTCTCTTTTATCCTGGCTTGTAAATCTTTGAGGAACTTCAAAGGGTAGTTTAGCTAAGTTTTCATTTATGTCGATTTTGACATAAAAATCGTTTGTTTTAGCCAAACCCCGTTTCTTGAGTTTACCCAAAAACCCCTCGTACAAAGAACCCGGCCTGAAAGGAAGATTTGTCATTTTGTTTTCCTAGATCTTAGATGTCTTGAATAAACTTCACTAGCTAAATAAACATTGTTTTTTGATGCTTGAGTGAACAATCCATTTCCCATAGTAGCGAATATTTTCGCATATATTTTTGGAACTATTTTCACATTATTGATGTTTTTAACATCGTATTTTCTATAAATTACTCTGGATATAAAAAGTCTATCGTATCTTTTTATGTTTTTATAGGTCGCTTGAATTCTTGAAGTTTCGACTGTTTCGTTCAAATCGAAGTCCTTCAAATAAAAAGAATACAAGTCTTCCATAAAAAATCTCATGAAATTGAGAGGATTCAAGTAATTCAAATTGAAACCATGAAGTATTCTGCCTTCTCTCTTCAATAGGTATATGAATGGTTTTCTGTCAAAAGATGGGACAAATGGAGATTTTGGTTTTGTCTTGAAGGAATAATCGAATGTGTAAAAGTTTCCACTGAACCACGATGCGAAGTTTTCAACCTTTAAGATATCTTGAATCAAAATTGCTCTTTGGCTGGAATTCATCAATTGAATTTCATTTCTCACCCAATCATAAAAAATTTTATCTTCAAACGAAATATCGTCCTCGTTCATCCTCGATATTATTTGTCTTAACATCTACTTTCTTTTTCCAAATAAGTTTTTTTCTGTAAGTATTAAAAATTCCCAACCTTTGAGCTCACAGTATCTTTTTGCAGCTTTCCACTTACTTTCATTTATCAGATACCTCATTATTTGTCTTTTTTTGGATATACTTAATTTTTTTCCTTCCTCCAAAACAGGTTTTTCTGTTTGCTTCTTGGGTTTTATTTCTATCAGATAAATTTTCGAGCGTTTATCCTTGTTTTCCAATCTGACCAAAAAATCCACAAAATAAAAATGTCTTTTGTTGTCGAGGGGGGAAATATATGGAATTTTCACCTCTTCAGAAGACCATTCCAAGATGTTTTGGTTTTCATCGCAATATTTCATGAATTTTCTTTCCCAAAGAGACCTAAAGACACACTGCTTAGGATCTCCTCTATACTTTTTTGGGTTTTTTACTTTATAAAAACCTTTGTAGCTCATGTTATAAATATATTTATAAAAGACAAGGAGAAAAAATGCCTATCAGGTTAGACTCAAGGGAACAGGACTGGCAACAAAAGATTTCTGGTGCTGGAGTGGAGAGTCTATCCCAAGACTATCTGCCTTCTGCGTCTTGGGATAAGCTACTGAACGATTTGAGCCTAATTCAATTTCCAAAGGATTTGGGGTATAATCCTGAATTGTCAAATTACATTCTTTTCGACTTTTACGACACTGGCGGACAAGCATTAGAGCAACAAAGATCTTCGTTCGTGACAGATTCCAATCTAATAGCACAAACTTCAAATCTGTTGGGAGGCAGTCCGAACACAGGTCAAATAGAAGCACTCAAGGAAAAAACCGCAAATCTGACAGTTGGCGCTGGATTGGGATTCTTAGCCGGTGGTTTAGGTGGAGCTCTTGGTGGTGTAGCAGGTGTGGCTTGGTTGGAAAGTGGAGGCGCCGAGAACTTATTTTCAGCTTTTGCAGCGGGAAACAAAGCAAACCTACAACAATCCCTCTCTGGAAGAGGATTGAGGTCATTTGCTTCCCAAAGATTGGGATTTGCAGATAAAACTACTCGATTGAACCCACCACTTTCAATAGCACTTCCGATGACAGCTCAATTGAATACTTCTTACGGAATAGAATATGAAGAAACAGATCTCACCGGAGTCATGAATATCATGTCCGCAGTGAAAGCGGGAAAAAATCTAAGTGAAGGAACTGCTACTGATGCAGACACAGATGAGATGAAATCTCTTTTGAGAAAAGTAGGTAGTGTTCCAACTGCTGTCACCGAAGGAATATCCAAAATCTTGGGAAGTGGAACCGAAGTCAACCTCAACCAGTTTCAACAAGCTGCAAACAGACAAGCACCAAACAAATTCACCGAAAGTATCTTCAAAGGGGTTTTGAGAAGAACCTTTTCATTTTCGTGGGAATTGATTCCATTCAACAAGGAAGATGTCCTCAGAATATATTCAATAGCATATGCTTTCAAGAAATATTCACATCCAAAGTTGTCAAGTGGGACTGCTGGACAATTTTTGGACTATCCAGGCCAATTCAAAATAGGATTCTTCAACGGAACTAAACAAAACGACTTCTTGTTCAGAATAGGGATGTGTGCCTGCACAAAAGTAGAAGTGACTTACGGTGGCAAAGATCTAATATTTTTCCGCGATTTCGAGGCAACAGTTCCACCATTCAGCAGTTCTGCTAGAGCTTTTGGAGCTCCAGCTAATTCCATAAAACTGTCGCTCGAATTCACCGAGTTGGAGTTGTTGACCAGAGAAAGAATACAGCAAGGATATTGAAAAATGTACTTCAAAAATTTTCCACTAATAGATTATCCTTACTACAACATCGACAAGAAAAGAATACTGAAAAGTGCTACGAATGTAACTCTACGAGCAAAATTTTCAGAATACATGAAAATCTACAAGACCAATTTCAGTGACTACACAATAACAGACACCGAAAGACCAGACACCCTGGCGAATAGATTATATGAAAGACCCGACTTGCACTGGGTATTTTACATAGTGAACGACATAATAAATCCGTATTATTCTTGGCCAATGTCAAATGCAGATCTGCAATCCTTCATAAACGAAAAATATCAAGGAAGTAGTTTTTATGCTCCTGATATATGGAAAGATAAAAACACATATGACCTATTCAGGGGGACTTTGGAACAGTTGGACCAATCGACCACATTCGAATCCTTAGAGATAAAAAGTAAATACATAAACACCCTGAAAAAAGACGATGTGGTGAAGGTTTCCTTCAATGGTGCTTTCTTTGAAACGACTGTCATAGATGTGAATAGCAAAATATATGAAATTGCACTGGAGAGAAAACTTTGGGATTTGAATTCTGGGAGCCAGAGATACATTTACTACGAAGTTGATATTTTTGGAATAGAATATTGCATTAGAATACCAATCACTAGAGTCATAAACTATAGAAGATATTCACCACAAAGATTCCAATACATTTCAGAATATAGAGATCCCCAAATGATATTTCAGGATGGAATAACGACATATGACAATAGTCCATATAATTTCTTCGCGTTTCCGTTTACACCAGAAAGCTTAGGCGACGGAAAATTTGCAAATTCACAGGAAATCAACAGAAGCTTTGCTGATGTTTTTGCAATAGAGGACGACGATGGAAATTACATGGACAGTTCCTATTATGTGACCAATGAACAATACGAATCTGATCTGAATGAAAGTAAGAGAAAAATACTGGTTCCAAAGCCTCAAGTAGTCGAATCTGTACTGAAACAAATAAAAGAAATTTTCATAGGATAAATCATGTCATCCAGAACAATAAAAGATGTGCCATCAGCTGGCAGTGAAATAAACCTAATAAAGTTGGATATAGTCAATCACGCCGGAATAAGAATAGATGCTACCAATATATTCGTGGAATTGGAGATATATGAAAATATATTTTCTAATGTCATGACTGGATCACTCATCATTGAGGACAAGTATAACTTTATAAAAAATGCTCCCTTGATAGGAAGAGAAACCATAGAGGTAATCTACAAAACACCCTCAACGGAAGAGATAAAAAAAACCTTTTCCGTGACGGAGATAGCTGCATCACAAAGAGTGCCAGGAAAAAACGAATCTTTCGTGACTTTCAATTTTTCTTCAAAGCAGTTCTCTTTGGACCATTCACAAAAAATATCAAAATCCTATTCTTCCAAGAAATTGACAAGAATTGCAGAGCTTTTATTCGAAGAATATCTAAAAACCAGTGACAAGGATGTGCTTGTCGCTATTCAAGACAGTGACCCAGAAACCACAATTGTGATTCCAAATTGGACACCATTCCAAGCAATAAATTGGATAGCAAAAAAAGCATCCTTCAACGAAAACTGTGACTATGTGTTTTTTGAAAGCATAAGTTGTTTTTTCTTAGTTCCTTTAGCATTCTTGAAATTGCAGGAACCCACCACTGTTTTTCAATACACACCAAGTTCAAGGGAAGATTCGACAAAACCGTCCGTGGATGAGCAATTGAGAAGGGTGCAATCATATATTGAAATTTCTGATGGTTTCAAGAAAAGTGAATTTGAAACTCAAGGAGTTTTTTCTTCTATATTGGAGGAATTTGATACCACTTACAAAGACTTGGAATATAAGTTTTTTAATTATGTTGAAGATTTCGAATCAGCAATAAGCATGAATAAAAATCCAATTGGTCCATTGTCTTACATATCTTCGGTGAAACCAGAAAACAAAATTTTCGTCAGAAGCAACAGTAAATATCTACATGACGGAATACTCCAACAATCGAAAATCAACAATGTTCAAAAAAGAACATCTCAAATGCATCGAGTGAGCGACAAGGTCATTAAAATAGATATTCCCGGAGACTCAAGAAGAAAAGCGGGAGAAATGGTTACTCTGATAGTGCCTTCCACTGAATTTTTACCGATCAAGAGTGGAGATTCTGCCATAGATGACACGATTTCTGGAAAATACATGATCAGTGCGATAGGTCATCACATAGTGAGACAGGACGGTTATTACATGGGGATTGAATTGATGAAAGATTCCTATACCAATCGAATTGCGGATATTGTGAAAGTGGGGAGTTCACCATTATGAAGTCTTTAGATACTGTAGGAAATACTTTTTTTTGGTGGTATGGTTTTGTCGAGGATGTAAATGATCCTTTGAAGATTGGAAGGTGTAAAGTAAGAATTGTTGGTTTGCATGTTCCGAATAAAAACGAGATACCGACCAAAGATCTTCCTTGGGCACACCCAATGATGCCTTATCACAGTGCTAGTTCCAGTGGAGTCGGATTTTCTCCCACTGGAATATTGCCGGGGACTTGGGTGATAGGATTCTTCAAGGATGGTGAAAATTGTCAACAACCAATGATACTGGGAACTTTTCCTGGAATAAACAAATTGGGACAAATCTCATCCAAATCGCCCTCCATAGGATTCAATGATCCAAATGGAATATTTCCAAAGGATTCTTACATAGATGAGTCCGATGTGAATAAACTCTCCAGAAATGAAGACATAGAAAACACGATAGTAAAAAAGAAAAAAGATGACATCGACGACAACAATCCGACTGCTTTAGGTGGTGATTGGATTGAGCCAGAAACTCCATATGCGGCTGAGTATCCAAAAAATCATGTTTATGAATCGGAGTCTGGTCACATATTCGAAGTGGACGATACACCAAATGCAGAAAGAATACACAGATATCACAGGACTGGAACCTTTGAGGAAATACATCCAGACGGCACAAAAGTTGAAAAAATAATAGGTAACGATTTTCTCATAGTTAGAAAAAACAACCATCTATCCGTCTATGGAAACCTCACTGTGAATGTGGGAGACACGGTCAAGATATATTCAGGGAAAAACTTGGACATACAGGTCGGAGGAGACGCGAGAATCCATGTCGCTGGAAACACCACCATGCAAACAGATGGAAACTATTTGCATAGTATAAAGGGAACAGCACAGATAATAAGTGAGGGGAACATGATTCTCTCGGCACCAAAAATAGATTTGAATCCTCCTGGAGTTTCCCCAGGATCAAATGATCCGGGGTTCAAGTTGAACAAGTCCTCACCCTCGGTAAAGGGAACTGAGCCCGTTCAGAAAGTGGTTCTTGAATTGGAGGATGGCACCGTTTTGGAATGCGACGAAACTAGAGAAATAAAGACCGAAGATGGATGGAAACAAGCAAAGGACTTGACGGAAAACGATTCCATAGTGGATTTGAATCCCAGAGTTCCAGAAAACATTCCGATATCCCCAGAGGAATTGGAAAAAATAGACGAGTCTCTAGCTTCCCAAGGATTTTCTCTAAACCAGAGAGAAGAATTGATCAGTAATTTCTCAACCATCGGTGCTGGTCAGGCAGAGATAGACAACACAATAAATCTTTTTGTCTCGGCCGGATTCAACACACAGCAGATAACTTCACTCACAAGCAATTTCATCACCCAAGGATTTGCTCAGGTGGAAATAACTGCCTACACGAATAAATTGACAAACATGGGGTTGGATTCTGTTCAGATATCTGGTTTCGTGAATGTTCTTGCTACATCTGGAATGGGGAAGGTAAACATAACAGGGGTCATAGACAATCTCTCGGTCAGTGGGTTGGCCAGTGAACAAATAAGTTCCTTTGTGTCGCAGGTAAATATACAGGGTGCTATAAATATATCTAAAATTGCTTCAGATTTTAATTTGAATTTGAGCTTAGATGTAGATCTATTTGCAAACATACAGACGACTCTTGAGGAAAAAGTGTTGAAAGAAAATCCCCTGAATTCATCTTTGGGTAATACCGTGGTTAGAAACACCCCGAAGAAAAAATCAACACCATCTTCCATTCTCTCTCAAAGATCTACTAGAGGTGGATTCTGACCCGACATGAAGATCAATAAAAAATTAAAAATACCAACACCACAACAGGTATTCACCAAGATATCGGGAAATACCACAAGACCCTATGAAATAATAGGGAAGGGAGCTATACCACTAGCTCCATCCGATTTTGTTCAGGGTCAAGTTCCAAGTCAACCAATACCACCAGACCCAGTTGTTGTTGCTGGCCCGACTGGACCAATAGGATTTCAAGGATCGCAAGGGCCCGCTGGATCTGGAGATGGTTCGGGGGGAGTAACGGGAGCAACCGGACCACAAGGATTGCCTGGAGCTCAAGGAGCTGTTGGACCAATTGGTCCAGCTGGAGTTCCAGGAAATCAAGGGCCAGAAGGACCAACTGGTTTCCAAGGTGTTCAAGGATTCCAAGGATCAGGGACAATAGAAGCACTTTCAGACGGAACAACCACAATAGCTGGTGGACAAACTTTGTCGATAATCGGTTCCACTGGAATTTCTGTTTCTTTGAAACTTCAATCTGGAATCCCAACTTATGATGTGGGGGAAATCGGATGGCAAAGAGGAGGAGAATTGTTTCCTCAGACATTGGGGGGAATTGTTGCTGGAAGTTCATTTGATCAGGGGACGAGCATAAACACAATATTGGAAACTCTCCTATTTCCATATCAAGAAGTTTCATTTTCTGCTTTCAGTATAGGAATAGCAGGAAGTCCATTTGAAGTCGGTCAAACAGCGGGAAATTCATCCGCAAATGCAACTTGGTCCACAAGTGGTCCAACTTCAAATTGGGTGCCTGGGTCAATAAATATTTCAGCAAACCAATCCATTGGTAATCTAGCATCAGGACTAAATTACAACAGTTCACCATACTCCATAAGTCACGGTGCTTATAGATATGAAACAAGAACAAATTTGACATTTACCATAACTGGTCAACAAGTACAAGGAAACAATCCTTCAAGGTCACAGACTCTAAGTTGGAATTACCGATACTATGCAGGAAAAACGGCAGAAGGATTCACTGGATTGGATTTGGAAAGTCAAGGATTTGCGTCAACAACAAACAGAACCAGCCCAATAAACTGGCAAATTACTTTTTCTGGTTCTGATAACAAAGCATACTTTATTATTCCAAATCCAGATTATTCTGGAACACTGAAATTCACGGATACAGGAACCAATCTTGAATTTCCTTTCAATTCTCCAAAAGCATTAACACACACAAATGTTCATGGAACAGAAGTTTCCTATTCCATATATGAATCCTTTAATAATTTTTCTGGGACAAGAACAATAAAGGTGGAGCAAGTATAAGATGGCTAGTATAACAGGAGGAGTACCACTTGGAGGTTTTATATCTCCCACCGATACGGAAGATCAATATCCCGTAACAAATCCACTGTATGGTTTGGGGGGGTTAAGAACTGTTTCTGGAATCACAGAAAGAAACAACATTTCAAATCTCAGAAGAGAACAGGGAATGATTGTTTTTTCTGTTTTCGACCAAAAATATTTCAAATTAATCGGCGGAACTGGAAACGAACATTGGGAAGAATTTTCATTTGGTTCAACTGGTTCACAGGGTTTTCAAGGTGTTCAGGGGTTCCAAGGTTTTCAAGGTAATCAAGGTTTTCAGGGAAAACAGGGATCTGGAAAGTATTTCTACGGGCCAACAGCTCCAACAGAATCAGATTTGGCCTTAGGTGACAAATGGTTCAATACCACAGTAGGCTCTGAATTTACATATCTCTATACAGATGCAGATGAAGATACATTTGTTTGGGTTGATATAGATCATCTAGGCAGTGGTGAAACTGGTTTTGGACAATCTGGTCCTCAAGGTTTCCAAGGAAAGCCAGGATCTGGAAAATACTTCTACGGACCAACAGCACCAGAGTCAACAGAAGATGGTTTGACATTTGGTTCCAAATGGTTCAACACGGTTCTAGGAGCAGAACTAACTTACCTCCCCGATGA